AGATTGGAGAATCAAAATGGCTAATACTAGACTTGCACGCGAATTAGAATCCAGAGATAAACAGGAACGACCAAAAACTTGGCAACGGCCTGAAACACTTCCAGAACCCAATAGGGAACCTGGATATACTTATCGATGGGTTAGAGTGGCTATGTTAGGACAAGCGGATGCCCGCAATGTCTCGTCCAAAATGCGAGAAGGTTGGGAACCCGTTAAAGCTGACGAGCAGCCACATCTACAAATGCTTGTTGACCCCAACAGTCGTTTCAAAGACAACATTGAGGTTGCGGGTTTGTTGCTCTGCAAGATGCCTGACGAGATGGCTAAACAGCGTAATGAATATTACGCACAACAAAGTCACGCTCAGATTGAATCTGTAGACAACAACTTTATGAGAGAGAATGACCAAAGAATGCCTTTGTTTTCGGACAAGCGTTCAACTACGTCATTCGGTAAAGGTAAATAATTTTTTGATGAGGTTATAAAATGGCTTATCCTACTGTAAGCGGGCCTTACGGCCTAATTCCGGTAAAGTTGCTAAGCGGCTCACCTTTCGTAGGTGTAACTCGTCACATGAAGATTGCAAGTAACTACGGTACTTCGATTTTCTACGGCGATGCTGTTAAGCTCGTTACCGGTGGTACTGTTGAGCGTGATACGTTTGACGCCGCTATGACACCTGTTGGTGTTTTCCTTGGTTGCACATATACTGATCCTAATCTTGGTTACAAGCTCTTTAGTCAGTCATATCCTGCAAACACTGTAGCTAGCGATATTGAAGCATACGTCGTTGACGCTACAGACGTTCTATTTAAAGTTGCTGTTGTGTCTTCTGGCACAACAATTGGTGACCTTGCTCAAACCGATATCGGTGCTAACGTAGCAGGTGTTGACAATACTGGCGATTCTGCTTCAGGCAATTCACGTTGCGCGATTTCAGACACGTCAGCTACAACTAACACCCTTCCATTCCGAATTATTGGATTGGTTGAGGAAACTAAAAACACCTCTGGTGGTTATACGGAAGCCTACGTGAAGTGGAACGCAGGTCATCAGTATGACAACACCACAGGCGTATAAGGAGAATCTTAAATGGCTATTTCACGCGCCCAACTACTTAAAGAACTCCTTCCTGGTCTTAACGCCCTTTTCGGTATGGAATACAGCCGATATGGTGAAGAGCATAAGGAGATTTTCGAAACAGAATCATCCGAGCGTTCGTTTGAAGAAGAAACCAAGCTATCAGGGTTCTCCGCTGCTCCAGTGAAGAACGAAGGTAGTGCGATTGAGTACGATAACGGACAAGAGGCTTGGACGGCTCGATACAACCACGAAACCATTGCTCTTGGCTTCTCTCTTACAGAAGAGGCTATTGAGGATAACTTGTATGACTCATTGTCAGCTCGTTATACAAAGGCTTTGGCTCGTGCTATGTCTTACACAAAGCAGACGAAAGCTGCTTCTGTGCTCAATAACGGCTTTACTGCTGGTTACACAGGTGGTGACGGAAAAGTGCTTTTTGCTACTGACCACCCACTAGTATCTGGCGGTTCAAACAGCAATACGCCAGCTGTTCAGGCTGACCTTAACGAGACTTCTCTAGAGGCAGCTGTTATTCAGATCGCTGGATGGACAGACGAGCGTGGTCTTTTGATCGCTGCTAAGCCACGTAAACTCATTGTTCCACCAAACCTCATGTTTGTTGCGACTCGACTCCTTGAGACCGAGAAGCGCGTGGGTACGGCAGACAATGATATCAACGCAATCATGAGCAACGGTTCTATTCCTGAGGGTTACGCAGTTAACCACTTCTTGACAGATACCGACGCTTGGTTCCTTACAACTGATGTACCTAACGGTCTTAAGCACTTTGTCCGTGCGCCTTTGGCGAACTCTATGGACGGAGACTTTGACACAGGTAATGTCCGTTATAAGGCTCGTGAACGATACTCTTTCGGTTGGTCTGATCCACTCGGAATTTTCGGCTCACAAGGCGCCTAATAGAGAGGGGGGTTACAAGCCCCCCTTTTTTAATTTATACTGTACGTACTAGGATGATATCTATACCGACTGACCTAGCAGACTTAGTAGAGACGGTATAGGAAGTGCTACTACACGAAAGGAAATAAGATGGCTAATACTACTTTCCAAGGACCAGTTCGATCCGAGAACGGTTTCAAAGACATTACTGTCGCTGCTAATACTGGCGTAGAGACAGAAAACTTTTCAATTACTTACGATGGCACAAACAGTGTCGTTATCTTTTCAGACCTTCCTACCGCAGATCCAGAAGTTGTAGGTCAGCTTTGGAGCAACTCAGGAGTTCTTACAGTTTCTGCTGGCTAATAGGAGATAACCA